ATATAACATAATAAAGGAATAAAATATGACACCCTGGATTTTAATAGCTCTATTTATTTTTGACAATAAGCCAATGGTTATGAGCGATAATATTCTATATCACACAGAAGAGCAGTGTAAAGAAGCAGCACAAGCACGTAGAGACATACTAGAAGCCACAAAACCTAAGTACGACTTTAAGGCAGACTACTGGGTATGGTGCAGTCAGATGCCACAGGAAGTTTAATGGATTTGGAACTTGAGGCAAAAGCATTTATGGAATCAAAGCGTAGAGGAAAACTAGTATGCCCTAAATGCGACACCGAAATGATACAAGGTGGGGATCACGATGCAGAGGACGATTTTATAGTTAGCAACTTTAGTTGCAATACTTGTGAGACATTTATATTAATGTATTGGAAATGAAAAGGGCCGCTAAATGCGGCCCCTTCTTTTAGTCTAAGCAGTCACATGTTGGACTGCATTTTTTATTCCACAAGGCACACCATAGCCTTTTTAAATATCGCCTCATCATAATCTCCCTACTTCTTTTTGTATACCCTCTACGTAATCTGCATAGGTCATAAACATTTCTAGTTCTTTGTAGTTTAAATCTTCTAACGTACCTGTTATGCCCATCTGTTCCTTCATTAAACGCAAGGCTTCTCTTGTAGTTTCTTTGTTGTATCTTTGTGCAGCCTTTGCTGCTCTTCTTAGTATCATATTGTTAGAGCCGCCGTAGCCCTGCTCCATTCTCTTTCTCACTATCTTTTTAACATCTGATAGTCTTTTCTTTAACATACCACGTTTGGTTGCTAGGTTTGCTTTCTCAAAGGCAGGATCATCTAGTAGTTCTTGAGTATAAACTTCTAAGAATGGTGCGATCATACCATTGAACGCCTTATCATAAGCAGGTATTTTTGTTCTTTCGTTAGCTCTCCAAGGATGCATCTCTGCCATAGAGTATGCTTTTTCTGTAGCTGTCCTGCCAGGCTTTATTGTCAGACCAAAGATACGTGCAAAAGGATTGGCATCGTATATCTCACCTGATCTGGTAGCTACCTCTAGTTGTTCACCAGTTATAGAATCAGTCTTATCTATGAACGCTTCTATAATATTGTCTACATACTTAGTTGCAGACTGAGTAAATACATTCACACCCTCTGCTTGACGTACATCTTTAGCTGTGTCCGTACCCATAGCAAAACCTACAGCTTTGTTGAGTGCGTCCAGTGGACGTGTAAAGCCTGAGATAAAGTTACCACCCACTTTGTAGAAACCATCTACACTTGCTTCTCTTGCTCCATCGTCAACATTAGTAATAACATCTAGTAAATTATTTATGTCGTTAGCAAACTGTGCGTCACGTGCAAGCTGACCCACGACTAGCTGTGTGCCTAACTCTTGTTGTAGCTCTGGTGGTACTTGCTCACCATTTCTTCTTAGGTTCAGCACTCTACCTGCAGCTAACCATAGAGAAAATGGAAACGTATTCTTAGCATCTACAATAGTGCCACCGCCCACATCTACCTCATAGACACCCAAACCCTTATCTCTTCTTTCGTTATCGTAGTCCATAGATAAACGTAGAGCAGTGCTACCTACAATCATACGAGCGAAAGCATCCCTGTCTGTTATGTCAGGCTCTTGCTTGACAAGGTTCCTACCAAACTTAATAAACTGCTGGGGCGCAGCTAGTGGTGACCATTGATATGCCGTAGCTACAACGTTGTTGAAGAACCTACCAAACGGCAATAGTGTGCCTAGCCCAGGAGTGTTGGAGAATGTCTCAGCAAACTTGGCTGCTGATCTTAGTAACTCAGGCTGCTCTGCTGTTGTGTAGTCCTTCGCAAATACTGACTTTAGTGTGCCATCTAGCGCACCCTGGATTATCTCCTCATCAATAAAGTCATCTCCTTTATCGAATGCTTCCTTGAGGGTAATTCCTTTGTTTACTCTAAGGTACTTGTCCATCTCAGTCATAAACATCTGAGACTTGGTAAAGCTGTCCTGTATACGCACACCTGTCACCTGACTTGCTGCTGTAGCAAATGCTTCTACATTCTTAAACACTTTACTATCAGGATTTATATTATATCTGTCTGCTGTGGCTTCTACACCACCTGCCATAGTTTCAAACAAAGTCTTACGTGCGTCTTCGTTGTTATCTAAAAACCTCAAGTATGCATCGTGTGTGGTGTAAGGGTCTAACAAATTACGCATTTTCTGTGCTTGTATAGCAGTCAATGCACGTGCCTGTCTCATAGTTTCTCTAGCTGCAGCAGGACTGTATGCCATTTGAGCCATAGCTTTCATACCTAGCATTCCAGAGTTAAAGAAGTCAGCCAGAGTCTGCCCCACATAATACTGAGAAAAGCCAGCCACGTTGATAGCTGTAGTAGCAGGAGATGAAACAAGTAAACGCTTCCACACAGACTGACCATACTTAAGAGGCTCAGACTTCTTCAGCTTTTCTACTTGACCTAAAGCCTCTTCCATTTCTTCTTCAATAGACTTTTTGTTCTTACCACCAGCAGCTACAAGACCTGTGTTTACTAATCGTTTTGCATGAGAAAATACAGCCAGTGATTTACCTGCCTCACTTGCTTCTTTAGCTATCAAGTCTCTGAGATTAAGTTTGCCCTCTTGGGTAAGCTCTCCTAGTTGTATGTCTGTATACTTACCCATAGCTTTGTTTATTTCTATAAGGTCTTCATCAGGTATAAACCTAGCTACGTTGGATATTAAATCAGCTACCTTTTTATTGCTGTGTATTCTTTCGCCCTTATCGTGTAGCAGTTTAGCTAAACCACTCTTGCCATCCTCTCCAAGCACTATTGTTTTTACTAAGTCTGCTGGCATGTTGGCAGGGTTTAATTCTTTACCACGCTCTACCTTTTCATTCCAGGATAGTACGTCTTCCTTTATTTTTTTAGCTGCGTCTTTGGCATCTTTCTTGCTTAACTTGGCCGTGTTTTTTTCTATTACAGTATTGGCTATGCTTTCAAGTGTTTCTCCTGTATCCTCAAATCCTGAAGCTCCACGAAACTTACCAAAGCCTAGCTGTGCCGCACCTGCTACACCACCTAACAGTGAAGAGAAAGCTGTCTGAGTCTTACTAAACTCCTCCTGTGCGCCAGCTTCCATGTATGTCTGTTGAGCTAAAACATCCTGCAACATAGAAGCACCTGCATCTATAGCTGTTGTTTGTTTCACTGCTCTCTTACCTGCTATGTCAAACAGTTCTAATTGCTTTTGTCGCATTGCATTTCTTGCTAATGCTCTGCGTCCTTCTTTCTGTACCTCGTTTGCTACACCATCTGCCACTGCGTCTGCGTTCTTTTTTGAAACACCAGACTTGATAGCTCTTCTTGCAGCTTGCGCTCCTGCTCTTATTGCTGCCTCTTGTGCTGCAGTTTTAGTAGCACCATCTCTTAGTGCAGTTTTACCTGCCTCACGAACAGCACCTCTTACTATTTGCTTTCCTGTCAAAGACACACCACCTGTGATGGCACGTCCAATACCGCCTGTAGCTATACCTAGATAATTAGTAGGATCTTTAGCAGCAGCAAAGATGTAATCCTTTATACCGTCAACAGCCCCCATAGCGCCATCATTTTGGAATACGTTACCTAGTTGATCATATATCTGATAAGCTTTTGCTGCTTTAGCTTTTTGTTTTTCACTTGCTTTGTTTATAAATCTAAGCTCACCTGTAGTAGATACGGTGTTAGCATTGAAGTATCGCATGTGTTGTACAAAATCATCTATGACTTCATCGTCTGATTTTTTACGATAGTCAACTCCCTTACGTTCTATCATGTACTCACGTATGGGATTTAGGTATTGATACTGCCTTAAATCATCCTTCTTTAAAGGATTGTTATCATCAAAATAATCCATGCTAATTATAAACCTTTTGGTATTCCATTAACATCATGGGTTTCACCGTATGTAATATCCCAGTATTCAGCCTCAGTAACTTTTTTCTTTTTGCCTGTTTTAGATCCCAGTGCGCCAACTCTTATTGGTATCTCTTTAGTTTTTTCTCCACCTTCAGGAGGTCTAGGTGGTGCAATAATTACCCTGCCTGTATTGGGGTCTACCTTACCCTCATACTTTCTATCCCACATTCCTTTAGCTAGTAACCCACGTTGACTCTTTCTTGTTGGGAAAGTTTTTGCAAGTAGCGTTTCTTTTTGAGCTTCTGTATTGGGCGTTTTCTTTTCGGTACTTTCTTGGAACTGACTGTCTTCAATCTTTTCGGCTGGCTTAAACCTGCTTTCAAACTCATCCATTCCAAGTTGTATTGCTGACTCTTCCTGAGTTGGTTCAAACGACTCCCCTTCTGTTTGTTGTGTTACCTCTTCATCTTCATCTTTATATATAGCTCTTTGCTGTTCTAAAAACTCTGTACCTAATATCTTTTCAACTAATTCTACTGATACTTCACTATCAAAGAAACCACCTCTGCCAAACCTTCCAATAGTTCCTATTACTAAAGGCTTTACAGCTTCTTCTGCTATTTGTCTTCTAGCTGCTCTCTCCACTTCCGCCATTTGTTCTGGAGAAAGTGTCTCATTTCTTTCCTTTGCTTCATCAATAGCTACATCCTTTGCAAGTTGCACTATATCATCTGCTGCTTTATTTCCTGCTTGTGCAGTAGCTGCTGCGTCAGTAAAATCTTTTATAAATTCACTTGTGTCTTCAGGGCTGTAAAACTCTACATCAAGCAGAGACATACCTAACTCTGGAAATATAGAAGTGTACTCAGCTTGTGCTGCTAGATCATTTATGTCTGCAATACTTAAATCACCCATGTACTTTTCTTGTCTTAGTCTATTCCTAGCTTTCTTCATATCATTTATACGAAATAGATTTGATAGACTAAATTTACCACCTGTGTCCTCTAGGTCTGGTTCTCTTATATTGTCAACACCATATGTTCTATTAGCAAACTCTTGCAAACTGTAGTCTACATAACTGTCATTAACTACAGGCATTGTACTAGGTAAGTTTATCATACCCTCAATGTCATCCTCGCTTAAAGTTTTTACACCTCTTTCCTTGGCTGCATCTTTTAGTTGGTTATAAAAATCTTCAATGCCTCTGTACCCAGATGACATAGCAGCCTCTACTTGATAACGCTTGGCTCCTAATCGCATAGCTTGGTTTGCTAAAGTGTAAGCATTGTTTGCGTTCTTCATTCTTTGTCGAAACAATGGGGCATTACGTGCAGCCATTTCTCTTCTGCGTTGTTCGTAAGCCTCCGCTTTCTGTTGTCTTTCATCAATGCCCTCTGCTAAACCATCTAAAAAACTAGCACCGAAATCTGTTAAAAACGACATAGCTTTACCCCTTCGCCATCAAGCCCATAGGCTTATCTTCTGGTGTATCTTCTTCCTCTGGCTGCTCCTCAACCAATTCACTTAATAACTGCTTGCCTGGATCGTTCATGTCAACGTTTCCATCCAGCATCTGAGTAGCTACTACTCTAAAACGATCTATTTCTTTTTGTTTCACTTCTTTTTCGTAGTCTACGTTATCGTCTTTTGCATCTATACCCATAGCTTCCAAAGCTTTTTTGAGAAACTGATGGATGACAGGCGCTACTAACATACCTGCGTCTACACTATGTAGTCCTCTCATGTTACCCGAACTTATAAGGCTTTGCACTACAGGCTGTAAGGACAGACCTCCTTGCATCAAAGCAGCAATGTCGTCCATGATCTCATCGTTAGCTAATCTCTTTACGTAGTATGCAGTGATCTCTCCTAAGTCAGACATTTCTGCAGGGTTTTCCCAAGGGTTATTCTTAGGTTCTCCAGTTAGAGACTGTCCTGGAATTGGTTGATCAAAGGGGGATATTTCTATTTCCATTGTGCTTTCCTATTTAGTAAATCCTGCGCCAAAGTATAAGCCTACTATAGCAGATACTATGTGCGTGTCTAGTGGTGTTATTACAAATCCTTCAGCGTACTGCCACTTAACTACCTCTTGGCCTGGCCCAAAGATAAAATCTAGGAAACCTACCTGTATCTCAGTGTAGCCTACGTATACGCCTACTTCAGGGTAGAATACAGCAACCAACTTCGGCAACACTATTATAGCAAAGACTGCAGATAATGCAATAAGCCTTCTTGTCCATGCAAAATGTTTATCGTTCTTTCCTGCGTTACGTGCGTCAGCTACAAAGCTTGCGTTAGCATTGGCACGTTCCATGAGCATCTTGTTCTGCTCCTGTTTCATCTTCATGCTCTGCCCCCAGATGGACATCACTCCACCTAAGACTGTGGAGCCAAGCATTGTTATTAATTCTAGTGGTAGTCCAAACATTATCTAGGTACTCCTGATCTAGCATCTGCTTCTGGTAATACTGATGCTACCTCGCTTCTATTCTTAATGATACCTGCATAGTATAGCTCTTTCATTACTCTGTTATCCATACCTGCTGTATTTTCTCCTGCATCTTTTCTTCTTAACTCTCTTGCAAATTCAACAGGATCTTTGTCTTTAGCTGCTTGAAGTACCTGTGTCCAATCTTCTCCTGCCTTTGCTCCTCCTACATTAAAAGCCAAGGATGATAAAGCATTTCTGTATTTGTAGTCTAGGTTATCCCAAGAAGTGCCTCTTTCTTTTAACTTCCTATTCCAACCTTTTTTAAGAGCTAACTCTGCATTCTTCTCGTAATCTTTTTTTAGTATAAATCTTTTTTGTGCTTCAGTCAAAGGTATATATGATCCATCTGCATTCTTGTATTTAATTCCATATATTAGACCAGATGTATCCTCTGCACTGCCTCTCCTAATTTTGTGTCCATAACCTATGTCTAATGATTTTTTATCGTCAGTAAGGTTTGCCTCTTTTGCGTCTGCTGTAACTACAGGTGTATCACCATGATCGTCTTCAGCGTATGTTCCTATGTCATTTATAAATTGATTTGTTTTTTCTTCTATTTCTTTAGTCGCAGCAGTTATAGCATCTACAGGTAGTTTAATCTCTTGGCCTGTCTTTATTACATCTTTATCTTCTATGTCTTTATTTAACTTTAAAATTTCTTCAACAGTAGTTCCAAATTGTTGTGCTATTTCAGATACTGTGTCACCCTGTTGTACTGTATAGTCAAGCTCAGTGACAGTAACCTCTGGCCTAGCTCCCAATCCTTTAATCTTTTTATCTATTGTTGCCTCAGAAGGTAAAGCTATTTCATCATAGCCTAGTTCTGGTGCGAACAGTCTCTGCTCCATAGGTACACCAGACTGGTAAAACTGTCTTGCAGGATCGTTAGCTGCGTATAGTTGCTCTATTGTTGCGTTTATAGCTTCTGCCATTTTCTTTTGATTACGCTCATCAGCGCCCTTCTGTTTTTTTATTTCATCGTAAGTGCCACCAACAGGAAAACTATACATACGTTGTCTATTTTCAAAGTCTAGTGCAGCATCTATTCTTCTGTTCTGTGCAGCAATATCAATAATTGGATCTTTAGACCTTGCTCTAAATGCAGCAGTACTGTAAACATCCTCTGGTTTGTATGTTGTTTTTGGCTCCTCTGGTTTACCTAAACCCATCATTGTTGATACACTTTCAAAGGTACTTTTTATTTTTTGTAAAGGTGATTGATCTTGCTTATCGTCATCGGGTTTATCAGGAGTGCCTAGTCCTATAATTTTCTTATCTATCTTTTTTTCAGAAGGTAAAGCTATTTCATCATAGGTACTACCTTTGTTATTATCCTTTTGCGCCTGTTTTCTAAACCTATCCTGGATCTTTTTTGCAGCAGACGTAGTGGGTTTACCGCCAATGCTACCTATACCTGCAGCTTTCATACTATCAGCAAATTGTTTGCCAGGATTAGTCTTAGGCTTAGTCTTAGGTGGAGACTTATATATGCTTCCACGCCCAGCCTCAAAGTTAAAGTATGATCTATGATTATACACGGTTACTAATCTTTCTTATTTGAATGGATTTATTTTGTCTACAAAGTCTGGTACAAAAGAGTCGATAGCTGCGTTGGTTATTTTTGATAGTAAGTTACCTGCTGCATCTGCTATTTTATTACCTGTCTGCTTACCGTCAGTAGCTGTAATAGTTGCTACAGCAATAGCCTTGTCTCTTTCTTTCTGGTTCTGTCCTGCTTCCCAAGCCCATGCTAACAAGTCACGCTCACGTTGTATGGCATTGTTATAGCCTGTAATAGTTAAGTTGTTAGCTGCTATAGCTGCGTCACGGTTGGCTTGATTGACTGCTGCATTTTCTGCTGTGGTAATGTTCTGCGCCCACTGAGCATTAGCCTGTGCTATTAAGAGGTGATTCTGTGCATTAAACTGTTCACGTGCATTGTCCTGTGCTGTGTTGAACTGCGCTAGTGCGTTTGTTTCACCTGCGTTAAAACGTTGCATGGCATTGTTTTGTTCAGCGTTAAAACGTGATACCTGTGATCCTAGTGACGCAAAGAATTGATCTGTCTGATTCTGAGAAGAAGCATTAAATTGTCTAGCTGCATTCATAGCAGCAGTGTCACTAAGTATTGAGTTTGTAGTTTCTTGTGCCTTGAACATAGTCATTTGCTGTGCATTGTCTAGGTTTGCCATGTCCATTTGCAAGAAGGCTTGTGCATTTTGTACTGCTGCTTGCTGTCTATTATCTAAGTTAGCCATGTCTATTTGCGTCATAGTTGCTGCATCAGCCATAATCTTTGCTTGCCTGTTTGACAAGTTAGCTAAGTCCACTGTCTGAGCCATACGTGCATTTTCTAGTGCTATAGTTTGTTCTGCACTAAAGTTTATGTTTGCTATCTCAGATATACGTGCTGCATTCTTGACCTTGGTTTGAAAGTTTTGATCAAACTCCATGCCCATAAATTTAGCACGCTGTTCCGCTTTCATCAAAGCCATCTGTTGTTTATTTGATGCATCTAGTTGAGCTATAGGCAATGCTGATTCCATAGCTGCCTGTACTACAGCCATACCTGCCATACTAGAGGCTGACAGTCCACGTGCAGCCATAGCTGCGTTAGCTGCTCTCATAGCTCCTGCTGCCCATACAGGTGTGTTACCACCTTGAAAGTCCTGCATCAAGTCAGCCATCTCATCCTGTACAAGAGCCGCTTCAGCCTTGGCTAGAGTAGCATCTACTTGTCCTTGCTTTACAGCAGAGCCATCTATAAGTTGATCCTGCGTAACTTGTAAAGGTGTAGGTGCTTGCACTGTTTGTGCTTGTCCTAGCTGTGCTGCTTGTAGCTGTAATGATGCGGCAGAATTGGGGTCCATCTGTGCAGCATTCATTAATGACTGTGGACTTACCTGGCCTTGTGTTGGACTCATGCCTTGTAAAGCCTGATCTACAGCACCTTGTGCTTGGGCTGGAGTCATTTGACTGGCAGTTGTTGTTACAGGTGTTGCTGCTTGTGATGCTGCTCCTGTTGTTGCTACTGATGCTTGTGTTGCATCTCCTGCCTGTCCTACGCCTTCAGCTATAATGGCGTTTGGGTTATTCTTAGACTGTACAGCAGCCACAGTTGTGGGAGCAGTAGGATCTGCTGCTATCTGTGCGGTCATGTTAGCACCACTTGGCATACCCATGCGTCCTGTTGTTTGAAAAGATCCTTGTTGCCCTGCTGTTCCTCCGCTTGGTGCGTTATCTGGTCCTGCTGATTGTGCGCCGCCGACAGGTACATTAGGCATGTTTACTAGAGGGCCGCCTGATGGTCTAGGTGTTACTGATACAGGGCTAGACGGAGAGGCATCTCTGCCAAAAAGATCCTTACCTATGTTTTTCATAGCAGCTTGAGATCTAGCAGCCCTATCTGGCAATCTGTTATAATAGTCTTGATCTTTCTCCATCTTACCAAGATCCATCAAAGTATCTTTCTTGGCTTGCTCAAGACCTTTTTTAAAATTAAAACCCTCAAAAGCATTAACTACAGGCTTACCTTCTACCATTTGCCTAGCTATCATAGTATATTTACCCATCATAGCTGCTGCTGAAGGAGTAGCTGCAAGAAACTTATTTATAGAGTCTCTATCCATTGCTCCTTTGTAGCCCAAGGATGGGAGTATTTTCTTTTCCATTGACTCATTGGTGAATCCTGCAAATTTATTAGCCATTTTTTATTTCCCTATTTGCATCCAAAGTGATGCGGCAATGAATGTTATGATTGCTACAGTTGACATCTTTACAATAGTTGACCATACACCTTTACGTGTATCACGCCATGCTTCTAGTAAGCTACGCATCTCTTGTATATCTTTACGAGCATCATCATCGTGTAAGCCCACCTCACATAACGCTGCTTTAGCGCCACGTTGGGCTGCACGATCTAACATATTTTCTAGTTCTTCTGGACTAATCATGCTGCTCTCAATATTTCTTTGCTTTTGTTTCCATATAAAGTGCCATCTACATTACATCTATTACATGGAGACATTAATCTGTTTTCTCTTAGTCTTGCTCTAAATCTTTGTAAGGCCATGTTGTTTACCCATATGTCTTTTACACTAGTCTTCATAACATTACCAAACCTTGTTTGCTTAGTCCAGTCCTGACAGCAAAGTATTACATCTCCATCGTGGTGTATGTTCATAGCGTAAAATGGTAAGTTGCATGTAGTGTTTACGCTCTTGTCTTCAAAGTTGTAACCTGCTCTGTTACTTAGTTTTTCAAACCCATAGTTTTCTTCTTCTGGTTTGTAGTAGTGCTGAAGTAAATACATACTAGGATCTACATCTTCTAGTATCTTTTTAAATCTATGTACTTGCTCTGGTCCTTGATACATAGATACAAAGATTTTGTTTACCCCTGCTTTGTATAGCTCCTTTGCTTTTGCTTTATTTAGTCTGTCTCCGTTGGTAACTATGTGAATGTTTTGTTGCCAAGGCATTTGATTCTTTAATATAGTTACAGCCTCTACTAGGTGTTTGTACAGAAGCGGCTCACCAAACCCACAGAACAGTAATCTGTTTTTGTACCCTAGATCGGCTAGTTCTTCTGCCACCTTTTGTATAATATCTAAACTCATATGTAGGTTTAGGTTAGGGTAGTCTTTTGATCTAGGACAGAAGTCACACTTTAAATTACAGAGTTCTGTACACATAAAGTCTATTGCCATGAGAGAACTAAATAGGTCTTCTGTTGACATTCTCTCTTCCATTGGAGAGAACATAGACACTCTGTCTTTCTTTATGTATGAAGCTTCTTGCAAAGTCTTTCCTGCCAACCATTAACTGTGATGTCTGTACTTAATTCGTGGTAGTACCATGATAGAAATCTAAGTAAATCTTTTTCTTCAGGTATCCAATCAGTAAAATCTTCAGTTGCGTTTTTGATGACAGGAGATATTTCACTCCAAGGCATGTTACGGTAACTTACTGTAGGTTTTCTATTTAGTATGGCTAAAAAGTTTACGCCACTACAAGCACTAAAAACTCTACTGCTACTCTTTACTAGTTTATTTGTGTTAACACCTTTTACTAAGTGTGTATATTCTGATAGTAAGTTTGATCTTTTAAACTTTTTCCAATCATCTTCTATAGTTTGTTCTGTTCCGTCTGTGGTAGATGGGTGTGTAGAAAATACAACATGTCTTTTTTTATTTGTTGCATACTTTAGTGCGTCTTGTGTTATGTTTCTGTCTACTGTAACAGGCTGTTGTAAAGCAAATAAATCAAACTTGTCTGGTAGGTTATTTAAATTAGGTTCATCTTTTATTATGTTAAATTTATTATTGTTACAATTCTTATATGTATTTAGTATATCAGAATCAATGTCGTAATTTTTATACCTATACTCAAAAGGGTTATAGGTTCCTATGCTTCCCTTCCATCCCATCCCAGATATAGGTGCGTAAGCGGCCATTTTACTACAGATAAAATGTTCAAAGTTAGGTGTCCCTTCTGTATATACAAATGTGTCTTTATAACTGTGTAACTTTTTTCTGTCTATTATGTCTATGTGTATGGCATCTACATTACATTTAGATATTACATCTTCAAATTGTTTTACTTGAGGAGCTTTTCTTACTTTGTGTATATTGTTCCTTCTGTAAATAGCCCACCCTTTTGCATACGGTTTAAACATCTTTGTCTACTATATTGTCACATTCGTAATCCAAAAGAAAACCTCAACTGACTAGTGTATATAGAGTGCCATATAGGTGCTTTAAACTCTCTAACTGTCCAACCCATATTGTCTTTATCATATTGAACATTGCCCTCTTTGTCTACCCAAGCAAACCAAGAATCGCCTTTTGTAAATGTGTAATATCTTCTTAGTCCTGGGTTGTTAGAGTTTGTATGCCACTTCATTATTGTTTCTGGCAAGTATATCATAGAGTTAGTTAGTTGTTGTGCGCCTACTTGTTTGCACCAGTTTCTTAAAGTTACTCTTGCTTCTATCCTGTCTTCTGTTGTAAATCTTTTATCATTACAAATATCAACCGTTGGTGTGTGTGGGTGTGGTGTGTCTTTTGTAGGAACTTTTTGTTCTCTAAACTTTTTTTCGGAATCACCATTGTTTAAAGATATTAAGCTTGTCCACGTTTCGCTGGTAAATTTTATTATATCTTTTAAAGGTTCTAATTCTTTTTGTTCTATTTCTATTTTTCTCATAAAGATCCTATGATGTCTGTAACCTCCTCACTCTGAGGTGGTATATCAGGCTCAACATACTCTGCTATCTTCATACTGTCAACCATAGATTTTAAGCTTACATTATCTATTGTTGTATCTTTATCTGACATATCTAATGTATAGGGTATCCAACCATACTCAGGGTGGTTTATTTCTAAGTTAATTAAACCATCTGCATTGTAAGCTGGGTTTCTTATTTCTTTTATTTCCATTATGAAATCCTCTGATACAAACCAGGTCTTTGGTAATTAATAGTTGTGTAAGGGTTATCGTTATAGACATATGTTTGGCTTATTGCTGAAGGAGATAAGCATTTCCACGTTCCTGATCCTGTGGTATTTCCAAAAGATATTGTACTACCAGCATAATTTGATCCAGCCGAATGTGTATATACTCCACTTGCTGCAGTGCCAGAAATACGAGTTCCTACACCCAAGCTACCAACACTGTTAAAGCTTGTAGCAGTGGCAGCATTGTTTAGCGTTATAGTAGCACCACCACTTTGGTTTAGGGTAAAGGAACCTCCACCTGTCATACCAGTACCTGCAGATATAGTTATTGTAGGGTTGTTTGCTCCTGAACCAGAAGTGCTAATCTGTCCTGTTGAACTATTATAGGATATGCCTGACCCAGCAGACAAAGCCCCTCTAGCACGTGCTTCTGTAAAGTATTGATTGTTACCCTCAGTTATATTAGTAGTAGTTACATTTTGTGTAACTGCTGAAGCTGCTACATTTCCTGTTATGTTACCTGTAACCGCTAAATCACCAGCTATAGTAGCATTTTCATCTACAGCAAGTGTGTCTGTTTTTACAGTCCCATCAAAGTGTGCGTCTTTGAACTGTAATGCTGATGTACCCAAGTCCAAAGTGTTAGAATTTTTTGGACGTACTTGAGATGCTGTAACAACTAAGTCTTGAGATGGTCCAATCTTTTCAATAGGTGCGCCCTCTGCTGCTGTGCCATCATGTGTATGACCAGTACCTGCGTTGAAAGCTGATTCTATTTGATTGTACTCATCATTAAAATCATCAGCGTCAATAACACTTCCTGTCGCTATGTTAGCTTGCGCTTGTCTTGTATAACCTGCCATAATTACTGCCTATCATTTTGTCTGTACTCAAGAACTGCTGTATCAAGAGTGAAGGTTGGATTTGTTGAGTTATCTGTTATTCGCATTGAGATTGTTTTAAAAGATCCTATTACATTTTCTTTATATATTTGATCTAGCACACCACCATAAGTTGCGCCACCATACACAGAACCAGAAGCTCCAAATAAGAATACACCTCCACCTGCTGACACTGATGATATAGGTATCGTTTCTGGCTGCACAATACTTGGGTCATTTGCTGAATCAAAGTCTAACTTAAAGTTAAGATTTAAATTCATAGTTCCTGTTGGTTGTGCATATAGTGTTAGCTTGTACATTGTCTTACGTACTTGTGGGTCTGTTATAGGCATAAATGGAGATTCGTATATTGACTCTATTGGGCTACCATCAAAAGAGTTTCCTGAGTCCATCCTGTAACAAAAACCATCGTCATTACCAAACATAATAGTTTCTTGTGCGCCTGAGTATGTGCTGTCTGCTACGTTTACCTTTAGTCCTTTTGTTGTTGACCAAGCTATACCACTACCACCTTGAGCTATAAATTTAGTAGCTATTAAACCTGTTGCACTTGCTGCTTGTACAGATGGAACATACGCAAACAATCTATACTGTGATTTACCTCTGACTAATACAGAACAAAATGTGTCTGTTTGCGATATAAATTCATTAGCATCTTTATATATTGGGTCAGATGCAATGTCAAGGGCAAGGTCACCAATACGATCAGTAGCACTTAGTAAGCGTATACCGTCAGGAGATAGGTAAGCTATATCACCACCAAATTCCTGTATGCTGTCTGGGTTAATACACCCAATCCTATCTGTAATAGGTTCTAGTCTAAAGTCAGAAGAGGTGTTACCTACAAGTTTTTTTATTGTGTCTGTGGTAAATATAATAAGCTGCTCACGAAAGCCTATCATACCTGTAACATCAAAACCTATGTTTAAAGTTCCAGCACCATTACCTGTGGCAAAATCATCTACCGTGTTTGGTGCTGAAAAGAATATCTTACTACCTTTGGAATAGAATGCGTGGTTTTTAAATACTGCTACATTCTCCGCACCCTGAACGTCTGAGCTATTTGCAGCCGTAAGATTTACTGTAGTGTTTCCGCTTGCATTAAATATTATAGGAAAGCTCTTACTGTCAACAAATATAGTTTTGTCTTCTTGTGTAAAGTTAAAGGAAGCGTATCTTGCCTTTAGGGTATTTGTAGATGAGCTTGTACCTACATGTTGCCACGTAGATCCTGTTCCATGAAAGTATAATGTTTTGTCAACCTGACTAGAGTGAAATGTACCAAAGGTAAGAACGGTGTTGTCTGCTATTGATTGTGCAGAGTCAAGCACAATATTACTTTGATTTGTTAGTGACGCTACTTTTACAACACCTGATATACCTGCGCCTGTAACAA